ATAGCTGGGAAAGCTAAACGTGCGATAGCTGTTGATAAAGTTGGCTCTAGGATTACCGCGGGTGTTGGCAGGCCTCAGTGTTATCATGCCTGCAATTTAACACCAATCGTTGGCACCGTTGAGCATAGTGACAGGATTGTAAGGAGTCAACGTCATTGGTAACAAAAACTCGCCGGTCAACGAAGTTCCATCGCCGGGCGACCCGTCCTGCCAACCTGGATTAGACTGATCAATCGTTGTCAATTTCATTTGTGTTCCTGTCCACCCCATTCTTACTAGGCCATCATAAGGTAAACCGGTTGGTCCTGTGGCAAAAGTAACAGTGTAAACATAAGATTTGGTTATATCATATTCTGTGTTGTAGAAAAAAGCTCCTATAGTAGTTGCAATAGATCCTACCGGCCCGGACAGTGTGTAAAGTGGGCAATTCAAATCTCCAGCCGATGTTGCCAGATATCCATTGGTTCCATAAGCAGTACCGTCGCCGGTATTAAAAAGACCTGTTGTAAAATCTGCTGGATGTATAGTTAGTGATGGCGGGGTAGCGCCAATGCTTATACCTCTGCCTACTTGTATGCCACTGCCTAATTCGATTCCGGGTGCGCTCATTTTGTATTTTCCTTTTTATAAACCAAATCTTGATTTAGTTGTGTTCCAACTAGATGCCACTCCTCCGTAGCCAATATCACCAGAGTAAATTTTTACTATTGCCAAATTACCGCCCCAGTAGTCGGCATTGTCCCAACGGCGCATCAATCTTATACCCTGTCCACTACCAAAAGCTGGACCGCCTGATGTTATTCCAGTTGCCACTAGAGTGTTGTTCACATAAAGTTTGGGGAACGTACCGTCATAAGTGCCTACAATTTGATACCAGTTGCCTGGAGTTAGATTATAACTGGTGCCAGTGTAGATCCACTGTCCGCCATTGAACCAACCGGCTTCCAAATCAGTGCTGCTGTTGTTGATAGCACCTAATGTATAATTTATGCCGCCGCCGGTAAACACTTCTGTAAGAATACACGGACTTCCGCCGGTGTTAGTGCCAGTGTAGTAGTGCCACATTTCAACTGACCAGGTGGATAAACCGGCAATACTGGGACTTTGTGCGTATTGAGAAGAAGCAGGATCAAAACTTAAATAACCGCCGTTGCCAGAATTGTAAACCGGTGATCCAAATAAATCAAATGTTAGTCCACCGATTGTATCCGTCCATTGGGAACCTACTCCAGGATAGCTGGCAGGATTGCCAGCATCTAAACTTAACTCTAAAACGGGCAGATTAAAAGCAGGCCCAATTCCTATGCCCGGTCCTACTGTGATGCCTGCTCCTAATTCGATTCCGGGTGCGCTCATTTTGTATTTTCTTTTTATTTAGGTTGTTGGTTTCGTCGCCACTGCCAAAAATCTGGATCTCCGGGTTTGGGGTCTGCTGTGAATATATTCATGACGTGTCCTTAGCTGAATGTTACTGGGAATATGAATGTGGCCGGAAAAGCAGGCACGTTGTTCATGTAAAATACTATTGCACTACCAGAATTTGTGTCAAGATTAACAGTCATTGGACTGGTGTAGGTGCTGCCTGCACTCCATGTCACTGTTCTATTTCCTGTGCCGTAAGTGCTGAAGAATGCCTGATTGTTGGCCGTCAATGATGTGATAGCAACACCGTTGTAGATGCCAGCGGTGCCCACGTTGGCAGTCTGGATAAATCCGTTTGTGGTTATCGTGGCGTTGCCCGCTCCAGCGGCTTCGATCCATTGGACAATATTTCCAGTGGCTGTCATTTCGGAAAAGCTGACCACCCCGTTGGAGCCGCCTGGGCCCGGTGTGCCGGCAGTGCCGATCGAGATTGCTCCGCCTATCGTGATACCGCCGCCTATTTGTAATGGTGCTACCATGATTGAGTTCCTTTATTGTTTGAAGTATTTATACAATCAGGCAGCAACGAGCACCGTGCCAGCGGGCGTATCCGTTCACTGCCACCATTTGATCACAGTGTGGACACAGTCGCTTTTCACGTTTTTTGCCTGTGGTTGCTTCTATTTTTTTTCTAATAGTCTCTTCACTTTGCTTACGACCTGTAGCTTTGGCTCTTTGTTTGGCCCGGGTTTCTTCTGAATGAGTTTTTCCGTACATACCATTTCCTTCACCTTCTCTTAGAACAGATAGTTTTGCTTTATGCTCGTCTGACAATGGTGGTTTCTTTTTACCTGTAGTGTTTGCTATTAACTTAGCATGTTGTTCTGGAGTTAATTTATTTCCTATTCTAGCTTGACGTATTTTATCCTTGGCTTCTTGCGTATGATGCTTTCCAAACATTCCGTTACCTGTACCTTTGAAGGTTTTACTTTGTAATTCTGCATATTCTTGTTTAATGCTTTCATACACTCGTGCAGTAATCTTTGTGGTGTATCGTTGTTGTCCTTGCTTTTCTGCTCGCATCATTCTGAGTGCATTAAGCATTTTATGATGTTCTTGTCCTGTGGTCATTTTAACCAATAACCAGTGGCATACAAAGTGTTCCCTAGCTGTGAGGTTGACCAGATTATCTGGCTCGTCCCCTCCACCCAAACTACGTGGCACAATGTGATGACTTTCTGTATAGGAATCTAAGTGACGATTTTTAGCTTGGTCTGTGATGTTTGCGTACCATTGTTTGTATTTGTTCATATGTTTATTTATGTTTGTTACTTCAATAATAGCATATTTGGGTGCCAAAGTCAACAAAAAACCACCTTGCGGTGGTTTTTGTCTTCTCATCCCTGAGAAATAAACAAACAATCTCTGATTAGGAGAATGATAAGTTTTGCACAGCAATTTCTCCAACATAATCTGCTGCATTTCCAAAACTGCTCGCAGTATTGGTGAGCTCGACGAAGCCGTAGCGAGTCATGAAACTTACGACTGGTTCGAATGTTGACGGATCCAACACAACACCTGAGCTCATCAACGGAATGTATGGGCAGTAGAACGCAGCAGCATCAGCTTCTGATGTGCCTTTGTATCCAACCAATACACTTGCTGTGTCTTGAGCATAGCTGTTCACAAACACTCTCATGCTGCCATTCAAGGTACCAACAAACTTGGTGTTTGTAGGAGCTTCAAAGGTGCCTTCGGTGGTTCTTGCAAAAGCTGATGTGGTTGCTGATTGCAACACTGTCAAGCTGGCTGGGCTTACCACACACCAGTTACCAGCGCCACGACGTGTACGCTGAGCGATCAAGTTAGCAACACGATTGATGAGCACTGCCAGGGCGGCATGTTCGTCACCAACGAATGTGGCTGTACCTGATACTGTAGCTTGGTTGTATGTGTACTCGGTAGCAGCCAAAGTGCTCAAGCTCAGCAGGATCTCTTGATCAATCTCAGCTGTGATCTCTTGTGCAAGAGCAGCCATGATTTCAGCTTCAACGTCAATGCCGTGCATGGCTTGTGCGTCTTGTGCTGATTCAAAAGTCCAACGTGCTTGTAACTTGCGAGTCTTGGCTTCAACAGCCTGCTTCAAGATCTGTACGCTGATCTGCTTACCGCCAGTGCCTTCCATGGTAGCTGTATTGTTACCGGTATAACCAGTAGCAGTAGTAGTACCTTGTGGAACTGTGGAGTATGCAGTAGCAATCGTGAACGGGCTCAAAGCTTCTTGGCCGGCTGTGACGCTGGTTGCTGCTTGGCTGTTGTCAGTCAAGCTCTGTGCGTATCTTACACGCAAAGTGTGGATCTGACCCACAGGACCAGTCATGGGCTGAACACCCACCAACTCGTTGGCGATCACAGTAGGCATCACACGTCGAATCACTGGCAGAATTACTCTGTTCAATGTAGCGATGTTGCCACTTGCTGTGCTACCACTTGTTGCATTTTCACGCAAGTACTTCTTGGTATTTTCCAGGATAACACTCATGGAATTGCGCTTGCTACCGTGTAGGCCTTCAAGCAACGCATCCTTGGTTTCTCCCCAACGGCTTTCTAATAATTCTTGTGACATTTAAGTCTCCTTTTTTTTATAAAATTACAGCCCGGCCAAACGCTTCAAATCAATAACGTTGCTAGCAGCTTCGTCATCGGATTCTTGGCTACGGACCGATTTATCGCCAGTGGCTATGCTCACATTCTCCGTGATCACTTTGGTAGCTTTCACGGATCTGTCAGCCAACACAGCTGGTAGATACTTTTCAAAAACGGCGCCCAGTCTAGCTGTTTGCACGCTTTCCAACAAATTACGCATCACTGCTCGTTTTTCCTGATTTAAAGGAGCCAGCAGCTCTTCCAAGGCGTTTTCGCGCTGATTGGTTTCGCGGATCATGCGTAATTCGCGTTCTTTGCTCTCGATCAAGGTTTTGGCCTTGGCCGTGAGTTGGATGGCTTCGCCCAATTGCTGATTCTTGTGCGTGATTATGTCGTGCAACTTGCGTACTTCGGCTTTCTCGTTGAGATGCGTGGCACCAAATTCTGCGGCATAGGCTTCAAAAATCTTTCTACCAAAATTGTTCTCGCGAGCAATTTGGATATCTTCTTGCAACTGACCAAGTTCGGCCCGTAAATGACGGCTAACAGACTGGCTCATCTTTTTTGCACTTTCGGTCACAAAGCGGCTCTTGAGCTGCTCCAGTTGTGATCTGGCTTCGCGAACCAAACGGACCTTGGTGTTGACCACGTCTTGTTTGTCTTGTGCGAACTCGCGTATTTCTTTTACCAGTGCATGTACAACGAATTTTTCCAGCTTTTCCATACCTTCGTTGTGTTGACGACGATCTTTTCTCAGTTCGGTGATTTCTTCAGCCAATTTGGTTACCATGAAGTTGTTGAACTTGGTGGCACTTTCTTTCATTTGACCTTGGAATCTCACTCGATCTTCGGCCAGGCTTTGCTTTTCAGCTTGTACCTGTGCCAATTCTGCTTGGAGACCTTCTGTTACCATTCTATCTAGAGCTTCTACCATCACATGCTTGTCATGCTCGTAGCGTTGTGCAAACTCTTCGCGGAGTTCTGCACGTACCTGTTCACGGGCTTCGTTCAACTTGGCTTCCCAGGCTTCTGAGATCTGTTGTTGAGCTTCTTCTGTGATCAAATCGCTATCCAGTAACGGTTTTAAACTATCTAACATAGCGTTATTTCCCTTCAATTTTGAGACCGCGAATTAGTCGAATCACTTCGTCTTTCATGTATCTCTTTGCTTTGTTGCTGTTAGCCGGGTCCTTGAACATGTCCAACAGGCGTTGTCCTCCGGCATGATTTAACAGGCCTTCGTAGATTGCTGTGGGATATGCATTTGGAGCACTGGGCTGAGCAACTACATCTACAGTGACAATTTCAAAATCACTGACATGTCCGTTGGAGTCGTTGACGTTTCCTGATCCACGACTGCTAACACCTAGTTTTACACCGTTGGTCAACATGGTTTTAACCAGTTCGCCCATGGGTGTGGGTAATATTTTGAGTGTGCCGTAACCGCACGGGCCTTCCATCCACATTTTTTCAATCATGTGGCTGACTCGATCCAGGTTGATTTTTAAATCGTCTGGATGATCCACTTCGCCCAGCACACTGTGTCCGGTCTTGATCTGTTCGTTGATGGTGTTGACTGCGTTGCTGATTTCGCTCACTGGGTACACACGTTCGTTGGCGTTTCTTACCCCGCCTTCGATGCAGATACCTTTCAGTTTCAAAGTCTTGCCATGGCCATCCGCAGCTTCCTCGGTCAACAGTTCAATGTTGGCCTGAGTAAAGCTGAGATGTTCTTTGAGATAGCGTGCCATGTTGTTCAATTATCCTTTTGGAAAAGGAGTTCTTGTGTTGGGGTTGTGCTGATCAAACTTGGGCTTGGGTGCTGGCTCCAGTCTGCTGTTCTTGGTACCTTCGCCTGGATTGTTCTTGAACTTTCTGGCATCGGCCACTTCGGTTGCTTTAGGCGCTGTACGTCCTTGTGCTTCGGCACCAGTTATCTTGACTGGACTGCCTTGCATGCCCTTGGCACCCGAGTTGAACGCTGTTGGGCTCTTGTTGTTGGCACCATCATCGCCATGCTTGGGAGCAGGTACCTTGTCCAAGGTCACGTTTTCCATCATGCCCATGTTGTCATCGGC